ACAAAACAGAGAAGAACACCTGCGGTGGCAGCCGCCCGGATGGATTGGGTTATGAGCCCGTCGTCCGGTGATGCTCTTCTCTGTTTTGTAAAAAGAGCGGTACCAGCCGGAAGCAAGTGTACAAACTGGTACCGCCAAAGCAGTGGCTGTTGTGGTGATCGGTGATGATCTCCGGCTTGCGGTTATTTCAGACTCTCACGGGCATTTAATTGCCCCGCCGAACAGCTCTTTTCCGCAATAGCTGCAATGTCTTTCGCGCATCAGCCTGCGCATTCACCACAACTCTAAAAACAAATGTAGGATATCCAACATGTGAGTGTCAAGAGTTTATGTTGGATATCCTACATAAAAAGATAGGCTCATAAAAAAACCGGGGATACCCCGGTTTTGCGATAGTGAGGAAGATGTGTCAAAAATCCATTATTACTTGTTTGACAAGACCAACTATTCTGCAGTTCTCACCGCATTCAATAGTTTTATAGTTAGGATTTAGTGGGACGAGATACCTGTTCGGCCAGTCCTCAACAAATTTTTTGAGTGTCGCTTCTTGCCCACCATTGATATGGGCAACAACGATTTTTCCGTTAATACACTCTGTATCAATAATATCTGGCTCTACGATAACGATAGAACCTTCTGGTATCGATGGTGAGCCGAGGGGATTGGTCATTGAATCACCACGGACCCGTAGTGCAAATGCCATTTCTGATACAAGGGCGGTAGTATAAACCCACTCTTCAGCATCTTCTTTCCTGACACCAGGCTCCGTCATTGTCCATGAACCCGCCTGAACCCACGAGATGAGGGGGACTTTTTTAACTGCGAATATTTCAGGTTTTAGATTTATCTTTGGTTCAGGCGAGCCTTTTCCGCTAACAAGCCACAGAGGATCGCATTTAAGTGCGTTGGCTAGGGCTTGAAGGTTGGCTCCATTTGGTTGGTAGTCGTCCTTTTCCCATCCAGTAACCGTGACACGGTTCACACCAGTCAAATCAGCCAGTGCTTGTTGTGTCAGGTTCAGTTCTTTTCGCCTTTGGCGAATACGATCACTCATGTTCATCATGTAGGCAATCCTACCACATGCCCATGTAGGATTCTTGACATTGGCATGTTGGATATCCTACATTTCTGCTTAACGTAATTTAACGGGAGACAGAAATGCGGAAATCCGACGTGATTAATTATTTCGGCGGAGTTTGTAAAACCGCCGAAGCCCTAGGTATTAAGCATCCGTCTGTTTCAGAGTGGCCTGAGATTATTCCTGAAGGCCGAGCGTACCAGTTAGAAAAAATTACTAACGGGAAACTGAAAGTTGACGTGTCTTTATATCAAAAGACTAACAGTGCTGCGGCATAAAAACACCACAGAAATGAGGAATTAACCGTGGGTAAAGAACCTGAATGGAAAGTTGATAAACAACCAGCATGGCTGGTGGCAGCAATACGAAGAACGATTGCTGATTTACCTCATGGCTATGAGGAAGCAGCAGAAATTCTTGGTTTGTATAAATCTGATGATATCACCCCAGCAAAAGATCAATTGCATAACAGACTGCGTAGCGGTGGGGATCAAATTTTTCCACTTGAGTGGGCCATGGTTTTACAGGATGCCAGTGGTACCAGGCATGTAACAGATGCAATAGCCCGTCGTAGTAATGGGGTGTTTGTGCCGCTGGTGGTCATTGATGACATTGACAATGGTGACATTAATCAGCGGCTGATGGAGTCAATAGAATGGATTGGCAAGCATTCCCAGTACTTACGCAAGGCAACTGCTGATGGAGTTATTGACCAGGCTGAGCGTGAGCAAATCGAAGAGAACAGCTACCAAGTAATGGCGAAGTGGCAGGAGCATTTAACACTGTTATTTCGTGTTTTTTGTGCGCCGGAAAAGAGTAACGCCCGCGAGTGTGCAGCTCCGGGCGTCGTGGCGTCGATTGCTTCTGGTTGTGGAGAAACTAACGCATGAACAGTTTAACGGCAAATAACCGTTTGTCGCAACAGCTGGTGGTCAGCGTCTCTGAACACCTGTTGTTACGGCATGAATGCAGATTACCAAATCACCAGGCTGTAAGTAACCACAGAGAACTTTACCTGACTGTGGGGGGCAGTTGTGCAGGAACTTAACCGCTGGTTTCGTGACGGAAGAGGGCTTTATGTCCATGTTATTCGTTGGGAGCCAGAAACACAGCGCGTTATCTATCTTCGCAAAGACTACCCGCATGAGTGCTTTAGTCCTTTGTGGAAATTCAGGCGTGATTTTGTTGAGTGTGAAGGACCACCAGCATATTGATTCTGCAATTCCGGGACGTTACACTGCTCAGGCACCTTATAAAGCGGGTGCCGGGATTGGCGTCCTGAAATTCGCACATGCGCATAACCGCGCTTCAGCGGTTTTTTTGCGCACGTTTCCTCACATCCAAATTATGGTGGGGCGTGCAGGGGCATCGAAAGATGCGCCGGGGTCATGTGCGACCGGTTACGCCAACCCTGTACGTCTCACCACCTCTGTGATTGGCGTCCCATGTGGTGAGTTTTCAAAATTCGCACATGAGGATGTCACTATGGCAACCACCCCTACCCAAACTCACCCTAAAATTGATGTTATCCATGGGAAGGCTGTTACCTCTTCTTTGGCCGTTGCCGAATATTTCTGCAAGCAGCACAAAAACGTTATTCAAAAAATCCAGACGCTTGAGTGCTCTGTTGAATTCACTGAGCTGAATTTTCAGCCCAGTGATTACACCGATTGCACAGGCCGCAAACTCCCTTGTTACCAAATCACCCGCGACGGTTTTGCGTTTCTTGCCATGGGCTTCACGGGTAAACGTGCTGCCCAGTTCAAAGAGGCATACATCAATGCCTTTAACCAGATGGAGAAACAGCTTTCAAAGCCCTCTGTACCGAGCGACGTTGCACATAACGCCAGCGTTCTCTATTCCTACATTTCATCAATTCATCAGGTCTGGTTGCAGCAGCTTTATCCTATGTTGGCAAAAGCCGAATCTCCGCTGGCTGTTAGCTTGTATGACTATATTAATGATGCTTCGGCACTGGCCTGCCTCATAAATTTGTCGCTGAACCCTTCAGAGGTAAGGGGGCGCAAATGATCCGGAATATTTTCAAACGATTTACCAATCAGACTTTCCGTTGTCCTCGTCCGGGTCAGTGGTACACCACGCCTGCAGGGCATGTTCTACGTGTTAGCCTGGTGGACCGTGAATGTCAGAAGGTGATTTGTGAACCGCTGGGCCGTAATTACCGCGTCAGTATGCCGCTTATAGCCTTTCGCTCCGGAAAAAACATGAAGCATCTCGGAGGTGCAGCATGAGTATGGAGCTGATGGTTAAAGCGATGAAAATTCGAGTGGGTAATCCATTGCGAAAACTGGTTCTGATCAAGCTGGCTGATAATGCCAGCGATCAGGGTGAGTGCTGGCCCAGCTACCAGCATATTGCTGACCAGTGCGAGATTAGCAAACGTTCTGTGATGAATCATATTGCGGCCCTTTGTGAGTCCGGGCTGGTAAAAAAAGTCACCCGGAAAGGTGAAAAAGGTAACTCAAGTAATATCTATCTCCTTCATCTTGATGGTGCAGGAGATTCACTAGGGAGTAGTGCAAATAATTCACTATCTGGTGCAGCAAATTCACCAGGTAGTGCAGGAGTTGCACTAGGTAGTGCAGGAGTTGCACCAGGGGGTAGTGCAGGAGATTCACCCAGAACCAGTCACTCTTTGTAACCAGTCAAAGAACCAGTCAATGAACCAATAGCTGTTGGTGCATCTGCTGATGAGTCTGTGCGAGTTCGTTCAAACCGACCGGAATACTCTCCAGAGTTTGAGCAGGCATGGCTGGCATATCCCAAACGTGCTGGTGGCAATTCAAAATCTGCAGCCTTCAAAGCCTGGAAAGCCCGTTTGAATGAGGGGGTAAACCCCGAAACCATGCTGGAAGGTGTGAAACGCTACGCGGGCTGGGTATCTGCGATGGGTAACAGCGGCACACAATTTGTGAAACAGGCTGTCACGTTCTTTGGTCCGGATCGTCATTTCGAAGAATCCTGGGAAGTTCCTGCGGTATCTGCAGCCAGACGTGAGGACCCGTACTTCAAAGCCAGTTACGACAACGTGGACTACAGCCAGATCCCGGCAGGATTCAGGGGGTGATCATGAGTCTTTTGAATGAAGTTCAGAAATTCATTGAAGCCCATCCGGGGTGTACTTCCGGAGACATTGCGGATGCTTTTGCAGGTTACTCACGGCAGCGCGTTCTGCAGTCAGCAAGCAAGTTACGTCAGAGTGGGCGTGTGGCTCACCGTTGTGAAGGAGATACACGCAGACATTTCCCACGCCTGACTGAGAGAGCGCAGGAACCGGAACCACAACCAGTTCGAGAAACCAGACCTGTGCGCAATTTCTATGTCGGCACTAACGATCCACGGGTGATTTTGTGCCTGACCCGCCAGGCGGAAGAACTGGAGTCCAGGGCTTATACCGTCGTGCTGCAACGGTGTGGATGGCGGCATTCCGTGAAAGCCACTCCCAGCCAGAACGAAACAATTTTCTGGCGCGTCGTGAGCAGTGTTTACGGAAAAGCAGCAAGCGCGCTGTATCGGGTGATGAGTGGTATCTGTCAGGGAATTACGTGGGGGCTTAATGAGTAATAAATATTGCCAGGAGCTGGTGGAACTGCGGAACAAACCAGCCCATGAACTGAAGGAAGTGGGTGATCAGTGGCGCACGCCGGACAACATTTTCTGGGGAATTAACACCCTGTTTGGCCCGTTTGTTCTGGATCTGTTCACTGACGGTGATAACGCCAAATGTGCTGCGTATTACACGGCGGAAGACAACGCGCTGGCGCATGACTGGTCAGAACGTCTTGCGGAGCTTAAAGGGGCTGCCTTTGGTAATCCCCCATACAGCCGCGCCAGTCAGCATGAGGGGCAATACATCACCGGCATGCGTTACATCATGAAACATGCCAGTGCCATGCGTGATAAGGGTGGGCGCTATGTTTTCCTGATCAAAGCTGCCACCAGCGAAGTGTGGTGGCCGGAAGATGCGGACCATATTGCTTTTTATTCGCGGGCGTATTGGTTTTGAACTGCCTGCCTGGTTTATCCCGAAGGATGAGAAGCAGGTGCCGACAGGCGCTTTCTTCGCTGGTGCTATTGCTGTTTTCGATAAGACCTGGAAGGGACCGGCAATCAGCTACATCGGGCGCGATGAACTTGAGGCATGTGGTGAGGCGTTTCTGGCGCAGGTTCGCCAGCAGGCGGAAAAACTGGTCAGGGAGATGGCGGCATGACGACGTTAACTCAATGCCAGCAGCAGGTGCTGGATATGCTGATTTCTTATCAGA